CCCCATTTCCTGACAGGCCCGGGGGAACAGGCTGCTCCAAGTCTTGCCGTTCACAGGGAAGATGAATTCCCCCTCCTGCGGCTGGCGCATGATGATCTCGTAGCACTTTCCTAGGAGTGGGACGGTCTGGTTGTTCCCCAGCTTCTTGCGGGGGTCCTTGCGGTCGCGGATCAGGATGGTCCGGTCCTGGTGGTTTAGGTCGTCCCAGCGAAGCCGGGTGATCTCGGACGGTGGCCGGAAGCAACTGTCTAGGATGAACTCGATGTGATCCGGCGTCAGCGTCTCCGACCTGTGGGCAAACCAACGTTTCAGCTTGTCCAACTCGTCCTGAGTAGGGCGGCGGTCCCGCTCGTTGGAACGCTGGGCCATCCCCATGAACTTCAGGATCTCCCGTGCGTCATCCACCACGCCAGGCGGAACCCCAACCTTCCAAAGGGCTCTGGCGATCCGCAGAACCCCCTTGAGGTAGGTCAGGTCGATGGAGGCTGTAACGCCCTTGATGGCCCGATCCTCGGTGATGTACCGGACGATCCGCTCCGCTGTCAGGGTGCCAACCGGCTCCTTCCCCAAACCCTCTTTGATGAGCTTCAGGGTGGCCGCCTTGTTCTTGCCGAACGGCTTTACGTCCCCGACTTCCTTTTCGTAGCGCTCGATCAGACCACCCACGGTCACATGGGACGGGGCAAGCTGCCCGGCCCGTCCAGCGTCGATCTCAGATTCCGTCAGCCTAGCCCAGCGCTCGGCCAAAACCCTCGTTGGGAACGTCTGTGTCTTGGGCGGGTATCCTTTGCGGCGAACCTGCGCCCGCCACTTGTCCCCCACCTTGATGATTGAAGCCATCTTCGTAGCACTCCTGTAGCACCGCCGCACTATAACGGCTGGGTTTGAGCGGGGGAATGCGGGGTAGCGGCTGTGGTGCGAGAGACGATTTACCTGTGAAGTGAATACAGAAGAACTACCTAAAGGCCAGTGGCTGATGTCCATTGCCCCGATGATGGATTGGGCCGAATGGTGAGTGTTCATGCGGCTTTGCGGGGTTGCTGTAGCAATTCCAGAGCAACTGCCCGCTGAGCATCGATGTACTCGGCAACGTCGGAGATGTGCGCGTGGAGCTGGTTACCGACTTTGAAGAGGGGGACCGGAGCGATGCGGGCGTAGTGCTGGTTCTCCAGCGTTTTCGGCTTCAGGCGCATCAGGTCGGCCACTTGCTCCAGCGTCATGGTTGGCTGGCCGTACTGAAGCAGCAGGGCAAATTCGGTCTTCATGCTTGCTTCCTCGGGCGGCCAGGCGACCCATACTTGCGAAAAGACTGCGCAGCCTCTACCAGCGCAGCAGCAGCATGCCGATGGTGGGCTTGGGCCTCTTCCTCCGTGTCGAATATCCCAAGGTAAACGTATTCACTGCCAACGCGGACATGGGACATGAACTTGGTTCCACTCTTCATGGAGCCTTGGTGGCCAGAGGATGCTCTGTAGATGCGGTTGCGCTGATTAACGCTGTTATCTGCGTCCCGCAGGTTCTCAATGCGGTTGTCGCTCCTGACCCGGTTGATGTGGTCGATCATTTGCTCTGGCCATTTCCCGTGGTGCAGCATCCACACGACTCGATGCGCTTGGAACTGGACCCTGGCGCCGCGATACCGCATGTTGATCGTGATGTACCCGTTGATCTCCTTGCGACCCGCTGGCTTACCTGCGTATTTGCCCTGGAACACCTTCCAAGCACTTTCGTTTGCGAAGTGACGCACTGGACGGTCTCGCCAGTAGACCTCACTACCTCGCAGCTCGAAGCACTCTCGCACGTACTCAATGCTGAGTCGCTGCTCTGCGCTAATCTTCTGACGGGAAGCATCAGTATCTTTTGTCAAAATACCTCCCCATCGCCCACCCCCACGCCAGGGGCATATGCCTTAGGCTGGATCGTGATCGGGTGATCCGGGAAATACTTCGCCCACGCAGTCGCCATCGCGGGTAGCCCACCGATGCAGGCTGCTTGGATGACGTTGCGCAGATCGGCGCACTCCTGGCGTGATCCGGGCGTTGATTCCCCCATGGCGAGGGCGGCAGTCAGGAGGGTGATCTCCTGTCTTGCATCCGCCAGCTCTTGCGTAAGCCGCTGATGGGTGTCTGCCAGATGCGAGGCAAGTCCGAAGATTTCAGCCACGGGGCACATCCTCGCCATCCTCGCCATCCTCGCCATCCGGCACGTTCAGTCCGTTCACTTCCATGAACTTGAGCTGTACCAGCTTCGGGTCGATGTTGGACTCGTAGTATCGGCGCGAGCATTCCGCCAATTCGTCCTCGTTGAGCATCCTCATGTCGACTCCTTCACACCAGCAATGGGGGGAGGCTTTACCCGCCAGCAGTCCCCAGCCGTGCCGTCACCGCAGCCGATAAGCTGGACGGTGGCGCAGTCGTCAGGACATGACCCGGCCAGCTTGGCGCAGTACGGAGATCGGTGGTTCGCCTGAGCCCACAGAAACAGCATGTGCCAGCCGCCGCGCTCGAACATCCACGCAACCGCTCCATCGGTAATTTCGGCGGCAGCGAATTGGCGCTCAGCTTCGGCCAAGGCGTCCTCGGCAAGGGTGAACACGGACGGCGCTGACTCGATGAGGTTGATGTTCATCGTTGCGTCCCGTCAGGTGCCGGGCCCGCCTCGCCCTTATTGAACCAGCCGTAGCCGTGGCACTCGTCGCACTCCACGTCGCCGATGCGCCGGTCAAACAACTTGCCGCTGCCTTGACACTTGTCGCAGGGGCCGCCTTCGTTATCTTGTTGCCGTGGCGATTGCGCCGGCAGGGGGGCAGGGCCGGTGGCTGACGTTCCATCCGAATAGGAGCGTGTCTCTATCACGATGTGACCTCCTTGATTGAGAACTCCACCAGCGCGAGCGCATCGCGCAGTGGTTGCGTTACGTGAGAGCCGAAGTCGGCCGCCTCATAGGCTTCAATGGCAGCCGCCAAGCGCATCCGCGCCTCGGTGACTTGCTGCATCGCCGCGTGCTCCCTGGCTTCTTCAGGAGTGCTCATGACTGGCCCCCATCAGGTACATCCACGCCAGAAACGTGTGTCGTCATAGCGGCCAAACCTTTCCGCACCGTTTACATGCGCATAGGCGCTGGCCGATGACCATCACGCCGGGGTCAATGTGGTTGAGGGTCAGCCAGCAACGCGCGCGGCGAAGCCAACCCCAGCGGTCGGTGTCGATGGTGATCTTCACGACTTGCCTCCCGCACCAGCGGGACAGCCGCTGCACCGATCCGGGCGGCTCTCGCAAATGGAGCCGTCGAGCTTGCAGGCGTGACCAATCACCCGCACGCCACGGGCGGCAGCGATGGCCGCGCGCAGCAGCGACAGGTAGGGCTCGGCACTCGCCCAGCCTTCCAGCCATTCGGCGGCGGCCTCGCACGCGGCGAGTAGTTCGGCATTGATCGCCGCAGGAGCCGCCGGCACGCCAGCCTCGACCTCCCTCGCTCTCTCCCAAGCCTCTTCCCACTCATCCAGGTTATCCGTCATCCCTCCGGGGCGGTCGAAGAGGGATAGGAGATCTTGGAGGACTTGGGCAGCGCTCTGCACCTTCCCACCCTCTGGCGCTTCGGGATTGGGTGTCGGGGTCATGCGGCTTGCCTCAAATTGATCTGGTTCATCGTCTTCACCACCAGCAGCAGGAAGTCGGCTCGGCGCTCGCGGAGCATCCTCAGTTCGTCCTCGCAATCTTCGCGGTGGAGTCGGTAGACGCACAGCCGGGACTCCTCGGGGAAGTCCGAGCAATAGCTGATGAAATCGACATAGTGCCGTCCAGTGCAGTCCAGATGCCCGACTAGCTGCCACTTGTAGGCCGGGTCGTAGTTGCCGCGCTGGATGTTGGCGTAGTGGGTCGGGGCGATCACGCTCTTGATCTCGATCACGCCATCAGGCCCAACGAGACCGTCCGGACTATCACCGTACTGTCCACAGTCGAAGAACCCGCCGTTGTCCACATCGCAGAAGTGCTCCTCGCTATAGAGCATCCTGGCGACTGGCTCCTGATCGTGGCCCCTCTCAGTATGATCATTGGAGAAGC